GGAGCAGGAATGCCCTCCGAGCCCTTGACGATCCCTACGGATCCAAAGGAGAAAAAGGCTATGCTTGCCCAGATGTTCGAAAACCAAATGAAGAATCAGTAACATTTGTAGTAGAAACTACTAACAAGATCGAGGCCCTGATTGCAATCGGGGCCTCGATCTTTGCTCATGGTAGAATGTCTACGTTGAGGTACAGCCGTATTGGGTCAGGGCCGACGACGATTCAGACAATCCACTTTAATCTAGGAGTCATACACTTATGGCAGGACAGTCAATTCTGACCTTTGCATCCGAAGCGATTAAGCTGGTTTACGGTGACCTTCACGAGCAGCTAAGGGACAAGAACCCAGCCCTGCAGATGATTGAGTCCTCGTCAGCCAACATCACTCGCAACGGTAAAGAGGTCATCTTCGACACTCACATCGGACGTAACCAGGGTATTGGTGCACGTGCCGTTCGTGAGAAGCTTCCTACTGCTGGCGCTCAGAAGTACAAGCAGGCCCACCTATACCTCACCAACCTTTACGGTTCAATTGAGGTAGATGGCCAGCTGTTCGAGCAGGCTGCAGAGGACTACCAGGCTTTCATCAACGTAGTTGACATGGAAATCACTGGTCTAAAGCGTGACCTAGCTGTCGACCTAAACCGTCAGGTTTACGGCGACGGATCAGGTACCATCGCTACCGTAGTATCTGTTTCAGGACAGAACATCACCGTTGACTCAACTCACTGGGTACAGGAAGGCATGATCCTTGTCGGTATCGACATTGGAACAGGCGCTGTAGCTGACTCAGGTAACCAGCTTGAGGTAACTGCTATCAACGAAACCACTAAGGTCATCACCGTTACCGGAACCATTTCGGCTCTGGCAGCTGCTGACGTTTTGGTTCGTGGATCAAACACCACTAACAGCTACAACAAAGAGTGGACTGGTCTAGCGGCTATCGTTGACGACACGACTACGCTACACGACATCAACCCAGCTGACTACCCAGTGTGGAAGGCAACCAAGAATGACATCTCGTCCGGTGGTACCCCAGGTACCCTAACCGAGCTCGCCCTAATCAACCTCGTACAGAGCGTTGACAAGAAGGGTGGCGACGTTGACGTCATGCTAGCAAGCCCGGGTGTGTTCAACGCATACTGGAACCTGCTACAGGGTCTACGCCAGTTCACTAACGGTGCAACTCTCACCGGTGGACAGCGTGCATTCAGCTTCGACGCATTGGGCAAGCCAATCAAGTTCGTATCTGACTACGCTGCTCCAGAGAACACCCTCTACGCTCTATCGAGCAAGGAGATCGTCCTCAACCGCAAGCGCGACTGGTCATGGATGGATCGCGATGGCTCAATGTGGTCACGCGTTTCAGACACAGACGCATACGAGGCCCGTTACTTCCAGTACAGCCAGCTCGGTACTTACCGACGCAACGCTCACGCTGTAATGACAGGTATCGCCGAACTCTAGGCGAAAATAATGCCCGCTGGGCTAGGGCCGTCTCACCTAGCTCAGCGGGTTTTTCGTTACAATAGAGATAGATAAAGGAGACAAATGGGTTACATAGAATTTGACAAAATAGACGGACTTTATACAGAGCAGCAAAGGCGTGTTGCCGCAGTCATCAAGGATATCTTTCCGACTGTAAGGCTAATTAAGCTAGACAGCCTAAACCCAGCGTTTTCCCCAGAAGAGCCTTTTGCGCTCATCGATGAGCCACACTTGCTGCCTTCCTACATCATCCGCACGCTGCGCGAATCTGAAATTGACCACAGGCTTGTAGCTTGGTTGGTAGACAACAATATGCAGGATTCCGACTCAAAAGTAAATAAACTTGACCTTTTAGAAATGGCGCACAAGGCCGTAGAGGCCAAACGTGAGGTAGAATGGATGGAGGAGCGGCGTGACGTCATGACATCCATCATGAAGTCGAAGAAATCTACATATACACACGATGGACACGTTCTTAGGAAATAATGCCAGCAGAAATTTTCAGCTATACCGCCCTAGATGTAATCACTAGGGTAAAGACCCAGTTTGGTGACAACTCAGGTGCGCAGCTGACTGATGCAACAATCTTGCGCTGGATCAACGATGGTCAGCAAGAAATTGTCAACAACAACCCAATTCTTAAGGCAGTAAAGCTAGCCAACATTGTGGCTGATCAGGCTGAGTACACTTTCCCTGGTGACAAGGTGCAATACATAGAGGCTGTCTACGTAGACAACCGCCCGGTAAAGAACCTTTCGCCTCAAAGCTTCCGTGACTTTATTCTTTCGGACGACCCAAAGACAAATGCAAACTCCAAGTACCCCGATGTTTGGTACGAGCGAGCAGGCGTAATTACTTTCTACCCAACTCCAAATACTTCTTTTACAAACGGGCTAAAGCTGGAGTACGTCAAGATGCCCACGCCTGTTACGGAGTCAAGCTCCCCGCTAGGAGTACCTGACAGGTACCTAAACAATCTTGTCAACTACTGCATGATGAACGCACTAGAGTACGACGAAAACTACGGAGCAGCACAATACAAACTTGTTCAGTTTAGAGACGGACTGGATCGCCTGAGCTATAAGGAAAATATATCTCAGACCGATATGTACCCTGGCGTCTCACCGGATATAAACGATTATGTCTAATGTTGTACGCGAAAGGTCAGCGCCTCTAAATGACTTCTCCGGAGGTCTAAATAACTTCTGGGATCAATCGGTTATTGCCGACAATGAGGTTCCGTTTCTTGAGAACCTAGAGTTCACCCCTCGCGGAGCCTTGACGTCTAGGCCCCCAATCTGGATAGACGACAGCTCTACGCTACCTGAAGCAAATGTCCACTTTGACCTACTGGGCTTCTATGTTTCTGAAAGCGGAAGCCGTTACGGTGTTTACACCTCCGCGACAAAAACCTACATCTTTGACCTAGCTAGCACTTGGACTGAAATCTGGGATCACAACGCTACTGACTTTGTGCAGTTCCAAGAGCACATCATTATGTGCCGTAATGATGGCGCTGGTGCAATTTGGAAATCTGGTGGTGCTCAGATTTGGGATCCAGGCACATCTACTTTTGTAACAGGGAACCCAACTGAAACCATTGCAACAATGCCAGCCGCCGACGGGCTTGAGCTGCACCAACAGCGACTGTTTGCTTTTGGGCCAAGAGGTACCGCAACCCAGTCAATTATGTACTGGTCTAACATTACGGGCGAGGTTGCCGGCAGCCCCGAGCAAGACTGGCGCTACTGGGACGTAGCAACATCTTTCTCTGCTGTAAACAGCGGTGACGGCCAATGGATCACAGGTCTAGTTGCTGGATACAACGACCTAACCGTTTTCCGCAATGACTCCACTTTCCGCTACACCTTTAGCAACCTGCCCGAAGAGGGCATTATGGCAAAGGTGCAAGAGGGCATCGGCGCAGAGAACCAGAAGTGCATTGTTCGCTACGAAAACGCCATTATTGTTCTTTCTGCAGATCAGGCCTATAGCTACTACAACGGAGTATTCCAGAGCTTGAACGACCAAAAGGTGCGCTTCGAGGGAAGCGTGGCAGCTTCTGGTCTGGATGTGCCCTACGCACTTTCGGTGCTAGGAGCTCGCCTAATTGTTTTCTACTCTGGCAACATCTATGTGCTTCAGCTAAAGACGGGCACTTGGTCAGAATGGAACACCACTACAGGCTTTGCATACACCAGAGTGGTGCCTAGCCCACCTGATGTTATTGACCAGGCGCTAGAAGGATGGAGCATCTCTAACGGCGCTTCAGGTGGAAATGATGCAATTTACCGCACCTGCGACCACTTCCATCAAGGCGATGGCCCAGAGTCAATGCAATGCTCTTTGCGTACAAAGATTTATGACTTCAGCACTCCCAATGAGTTCAAGCGCCTTTATTGGTGGGCAGCTTCGATTATGGCCGTCGGTGAGGTAACAGCTAAGGTCTTCCCAGTTTCGCTAGAAACAACCACTCAGGCAACATGGGACTGGCTCGAAACCTTTACATGGGATGAGCTGCTAGCAAGCGTAAATGGCTGGGAAAACCCCGCTCCGTTCCCATTCAACGTTACAACTACTCGTACCTTTGAATGGACTAGACCAGAGCGCATAAACCTCAAGTTGGAGCACGCTTTGAGGTTCCGTCGGGTATACTTTGAGTTGTACATGAAC